CTATTGTCACCTCTAACGTATCATAACGCTCTTTAAACTAACTAACTAACTAACTAAATAACCAATGGCTATACCAAGAAAAACTCCGTTCACCATTCCACCCACACCAGAAGAAACTTTTAATTCTGTGTGGATTAGAAACATTAACATCCACTGCCCACAGATTAATGCAGAAGATAATACTGATGGTAGTATTATGATTGATTTGGTGCCCTATAATAGTTCAGAAGGTTCTGAGTCAATTTATGTTGGTTCTGATAAAGAGGCGGTAGAAACTTTAGCTGTGCCTACTCCACCCGAAGCTCCTAAATGTTTTTGGGACGCAGTCAACGAGGTTCCCGAAGTTGGGGCAGCGATGAATGCAATTGTTGCTGCGGTAGCCCCACTTAGAACGTGGATTGAAGAACAGCGACAAGCGTCCTTAGATCAGCAAGAAGAGTCTCCTGAATAATTTTTTTGTTTAAAAACCTTGAAAAATTCACCCATCAACTTTAATTTGAACCCCTATGGACATCAAAACAATTGAACTAAATGCTGACGAACGACGAGTGCTTATTAACCTAATCAACCTAGCTGTTAAGCACCCAACAGAGGGTGGGCTTGCAGTTTCAGGGGCCGCAGGATATCTTGCTGAGAAATTTGCAGATGACCCTGTACCTTCTGAAGAAGGAGAAAACACTCCTGCTCCTGCGGAAGTCGAATTAGTTGAGTAATGCCTGTACAGAGGAATCAGCCCACTCCTCAGCGGCAGACTGTCTTAACGTTCGTATCTCCGAACGTACAAGATCTTCTGTTCTACGAGACTGTAGATGCTCAGAGGGTGGGCAAAACTCCTCCTGCTTATGGGACGCCGCACCCAGATAAAGTGCAGTTTCCTGACCACGTATTGGCACATGTGAAACAAGCTGATCAAAATGGTCAGCTTTATTTTTACTTTTACGTAAATGCTAGGGACTCACAAGATGAGTATAACTTTGAATTTTCCCAAGCTAACTTGGGGCAGACAAAGTTTGATACCGTTGTAAGGACTTACGTAGATCTCCGTTCTTCATTTACCGAAGACGCCGCAGCTCATGCCGCAGGAACTGCTATGCCTGTTGCGCCAACTTCAGCTAACTTCACAGGCAAAGGTTACGTGCTGATGTCTCGTGATCAAAAACGAATTGGTGATAAAGAGTTAGACGGAATTTTTGTTGTTGAGCAAAGGACATACATTGATCCTACTCCCATAAAAACTATAGCATGGGATGACTTGTCTCAGTATAACTTAACTCAAACAGTTTCTTACCACTACAGAGGGGAAACAATAACTGAAACGAGTACTTCTACTGATCAAAGTATTGAGAGTTTAATGGGTGATGGGGGTGCCAGCTATTGGAAATCTCAAACCAGAGATACGTCAGCTTCTCCTTCCAGAAGGATAGCTTCATACAGGGAGGGCAGGCAAGTATCTACTGATTGGTTTGAGGTGGTAAAAAAAGAAACTGTAGCTGGGGTAGCTGATGGGGGTAACATTCTTGTGCAGGGGTATTCAACTTCTATGGATCACTCATTCCCTCCCGTTTTAGAATCTATTCAGATAATACCGTGGGAGAAACACGATGGCCAGAATACAACCTTCGTGGAATATAATATGAACCCCGAATCGTTTAGGGGGTCGTGTCAAACAGACGTTACAGTAACTTGGTCTGCTGTTCCTTTTACTGGTCTTCAGGTTCAAAATTTTGAACCTGAGTCTTTTACATTCGGAACACCCTATGTTCAAATTAATGTCCCTCCCTGTTTAATGGGCGGGGGTGAACTTAGCTGCACCACTGGAACAGTAGATCCTGTATATAAATATACTGCTTATACTAAAACAGTTCCAACGACTAGCCCATCTGCCATACCCGCTACTCATGTTGCTAAAGACACACAAGAGCCAGCGAGGGGAGGGTATCTTAGAACAAAATGGATTGTTCATAAACCTTCTTCTAATGGGATGTAATGGCTGACAATGATACAGAGTCAGGGTTTAATGTAGAATATAACCGACCTAAGTTGGGTTTGTCATCTGAGGAGCCAGACTTAACTAGAGTTAGTGACTACACCCCAAGTCCAAAAGTAGAACAGGGCAACGCTGAGTTTTATCAGGCCAGACCTTTTTCTGATCAGAAAGGGGAGAGAGTTGCTAGAGAGTTTATCCCTTACAGGGAAGAGCATGAACCTTATAATCTTCAGGAAGAAGATAAAATCCTGTGCATATCTAAGGCACACTTATATGAGATTCACCCACTTGCTTCGTCCGTAAAGAGGTACCCACTAACGCCATTACAGATAGAAGTTAAAGCTGAGTGTGTGGTATACGCTCAATTCAAAACAGATGATCATGGGCACATAAAGACAGAGGAGCCAGAGAACGAAGGGGAAGAAGCACCTTCGCCCTACGTATTGAAAGTTGAAGAGGGCACAGAGGTTCCAGAGTCCACTAATTTTACTTTGCCAGATGGCGTTGGTGGTTCTGGTGTAGAAGGAGAATACAACATTCCTATATGCTACATAGAAGACTTTAAATACAAAAAGCACCAGTTCGACTCAGATGCAGATGGTAGGGAAGCTCAAGTTATGGGTTCCTTAGAAGGGCAGCGCGGCCCTATGTTTTGGGTGCATGGTTATGATGCCCTTAAAAACTTAGGTGGGGGTGAGAATGTATATAAAGATTATACAGAAGGTGATGATTTCAAAAACTTACGTACATTAAAATCTAAGGGGCAGACAGAAAATTGTTCTGGTGAGAATAGAATTTCTGGAGTTGCGCAAATAAATGTAACTACAAATGGGGACACTATTGAGATTTATGGTAATCGTAAGAATGAAACCATTAAAGTAGGTGATAAGTATGTGGGCATCGTAGAGGATGGGTTGGTTCGTTGTTTTGGAGATTTGCCTGTTGAAACACTAACACTCACCACAGTCCCTGCCACGACAACCACTAGTGTTTCCGTTGCTTCCTGTCCCACTACAAGTCAAACAGTAACTACTGCTTGGGCTGGGGGAGCAGAAAACCCCAACATGATTCAGGGTGCCCCCCACAATAAGATGTGGGCTGGGGGAACTTTAGAGACGGTAGAGTATGTAAAGATTTGTGTGTCTAGCTCTTCGACCACAGGTGGAACCTCCGAAACTTGTTATTGGGTTCTTGGACAAGTAGCCGCAAGTGGGAGCACAGCACCTGCTAGTGTCACATACGTAGATAGCCCTTCCGAAGTTGTGGGTGTTACGAGTGCTGTCCAAATAACTGGAATTTCTGATAATGGCTCTTTGACTCAGACAAGTGCAATTACAGATCTTACATGTGTTGATATTGTCACACCCACTGGAACCAAGCAAGTATACACAGGATCTTACAGCACTCTGAAGGTGGTAAAAGAACCTGAATCAAGTCAATGTGATTATTGCCAAGACCCGTAATCAAAATTCCTTATCAAAAGACTTGATAAAGTTGATAACTTGACCTTAACGAAGTTAGCCGTTACAATTATGCATGGCTACTTTAACTGTGGCGGGCGTAGAAGAAGCCCTATCAAAATATAAAACTGTAGGATCAAGCTTTATAACAGAGCTTAATTTGATCCTCCCCCGTCTATATGGGATGGGCATGTGGCGTGATCTTCTATATGAGACCACAATCAATACTACTGATGGTAATTTTACTTTACCTGAAGCAGAATCTGTAGTCTTAGCTCTGCTTGAGGATGACCCTGCTAGAGTGAGGGCGCAGTTCCACGACTATAGGTTGACTGGAAGAAATACTGATGGAACAACTTTAGGTGCGTATGGGCTAATTGATGATGGGTTTGTCCCTACAATCAACGAGTTAAACCCAGATAAACATTACATTATAAGGGTAAACCCAATCAAACCAAAGACTCAGATACCTAGAACTAGCAACAATTTTATAACTGTCTCAGGTCTTAATAACAGCACAACGCCTGAGCCAATTGAATTTACCGCTAACTTTGAGACGGCTGCGTCAACAGTGATTTCAAGTTCTTCTGCTGGTAATACATTCACTACAGTCACTCAAATCCGCACGGGAGATTCTAACCTACCAGACCCTGTGGAAATAGAAGCTTATGAGATTGTTCAGTCGGGAACATCCGAGATTTTAAAGCTGGCCGAGATCCAACAAGCAAACACAGTAACTCGATACAGGAGATACAGGATAGGCAAAGACGCCACAATAACATCCCAAACACTTAGGTTACTAGTTAAAAGACAATTTAAACCACTGGTAAATTCTTATGATGCAGTTTACCCAAGCAACTTAAACGCCATAAAACATGCTTTGTTAGGCTCAGTTGCTGAGGATAACGCTGATATTGAAAGAGCACAATATCATTGGACTATTTGTAAACAGCTTCTCGAAGAAGAATTAGACGCGTATCGAGGAGCCGCTAAACCAACAATCCGCTTTGATCCTTCTGGATCTGGCTCACGCGTCCCTAACCTATTATAATTATGAACGACATTATTACATTCATTACTGAAAATAAACAGCAAGTTATCGGAGTTCTTACTTCGGTTGTCGCAGTAGCATCGGCTATCTGTGCTCTAACACCTACACCTAAAGATGACGGCATCGTGCGGAAGCTCTATGTCATTGTCGAATGGATGGCGTTGAATATTGGAAAGAGTAAACAGAAATAAGATGCGCATAATGCGTTTAATCACAGCGGCCCTAGAAGCTTTTGTAGGATTAATTGAACTAAAAAAGACACGTTACGTAGATGATATCGAAGATGAAATTGATGAGCTTGCCCGTATTGGTAGTCCTGCTGCAAAGTTGCGCATCGAAAGATTGGGCAAACGACTCAGCCGCGAACGAGAGCGCACTTTACGATCCGCCGACCGTAACGTTGATTGAGGGTAAGAGATACGAATTTGCTGAGGGCACACTAACGGGTAGGGAAGGACATAAGTTTCACAGTCATTACTCATACCTAAGAGCTATTACTATTGGTAACAAATGAACTCTTCAAAATTAATAGATACTCTCTTAGGAACCATTGCACCAACAATAGCTGTTGCCGCTTCGTTGCAAGAGCAAATAGAATATTGGTTACGGGTGATATCACTTATACTGGGAATCGCAGTAGCGGTTGTGTCTCTCTACAGATTAATTTTTAAATACAAAAAATGATAGGACTTGCTATAGGACATTCTAGATTAGGGGATAGTGGCGCGTATACTGTGGGGCCTAATAGTATTAGTGAGCATAAGTTCAACTCAGAACTTATCCCTTTAATTACCCCTATGCTAAATGTGCCCTACAAGGTGTATGACGATTATAAGGCGCGTAGTTACGTGGGGGCTATGAATTATGTATCCCGTAAAATGAGGCAAGATGGGGTGAATGCTTGCATTGAATTACATTTCAATGCCGCAGGGCCAAAAGCTACAGGACATGAGTGGCTGCATTGGGAGTCTAGTAGAGGAGGGAAGAAACTTGCTACGGAATTAAAAGAGCAAATGGAAAAGTATTATCCTGACATGCGTTCTCGTGGGGTAAAGCCACGGGGCAGGGGACAACGCGGGGCACTTTTCCTGAGAAAAACACCATGCTACGCTTGTATATCTGAACCTTTCTTTGGTTCTAACTCCGATGATGTATCTTTAATAATGTCTGATTTAGCGAAGTTAGCTGCGGTATACGCAGAAGGTATAAACAAATTTTATGCATAATGAGGGTTCCCAAAACCATACGTGTGGCAGGACAGACAGTTCGTATCCTGAAAGAAGACTTAAGTGATGACGGTTTATTTGGGTATTACAGCCACGACAGAAAAGTAATTATTTTATCTAAGCATTTAAAAGATCAGCAGATAATGCAAACACTGAGGCATGAGTTAATGGAAGCCAGCCTTTGCATATCTGGTGTAGGGTTTTGTGAAACGTTTGAACAAGAAGCCGTAGTTAGGTGCATGGATGAAGTGTTCTTCCCTGCTTGGGACAGATTGAACAAAAGAACCAGTAGTGGATGAAACGAAAAAAGCTGCCCCCTCAGTTCAGTAGAACGAAGGGACTGCTAGTCTTCACGCCTAACAGCGACAATATAAAAGAAGCGTTCGAACGAAGCGAAGAATTAGGGGTGCTCCCCAACTCCTTTACTAGGGGAGCAGGGAGAATGACAGGTTTTTTAGGAGAGGTTGCATTTGAAAACCTGTACCCTGAAGCCTTATACGTGGGAGATAAAATCTACACCCACGACTATGAACTGGGTAAAAGAAGAATTGACGTTAAGGCAAAGTGTTGCTCAGGCAAACCTCAGCCACACTACACTGCATCAGTCAATTGTCCTGAAGGAAAGAAGCTTCCCGCTAACGCTTATTACTTTGTCAGGGTTAAGAAAGATTTCACCAGAGCATGGATGCTGGGGTGGGCTACAGGACTCAAGATTCAGAAATCAGGGTTGTATAAGAAAAAAGGTGAACCCGATGATTACGGATTCACCTATAAAGTAGACGGGTATC